GTCTTTTCAAGACCGAAAACCACAAGGAGGCACTAGTTCACTAGGAAAGCACCGATTGAATTTCAATCGCCCTGCTAAACAACATCCCCATTTCCCTTCAAAACGTGAATGAATTCCTGATGATGTCTCTCCATGAATGGATTGACAAAATCCTGAAAACATAAACGTTTTAAGGGGAGTGCTTAAACTGGGTCCAACTGATATGAAGTTAATTCGAAAATTAATTCGAATACTTGATATCATTTGGAGAACACCTGTTGAAAGAAAAGAGAGATTAAAAGTTCTTAAATCTTTTAGGAAACACTTTATTCGTGTATGTCTTAATCAAAATTTAATTAAGATTGAGACATTTAAAACATGAAATAAGTATCTCTTTCAGGATTTAAACTTTAATCTGATAAACCTTCGTTCAATTGAAAGAAGGTGTTGATCAGATAATTTCGCAAGAGCGATTTTATCTGTGCTATGAACGTCTCGTGACATTACTTCCTTTCCTGAATTAGATCTTAAGTCTATTACAGATGGAAGAATGATTACTGAAACTATTAGTAGCATACTTTCCCTTTTTCGTTCTTTTCCTATACTTCGAGATGAATGAAAAAGACATCAAGAAGAATTTAGAGAAAGAACGTCAAGAGATCCTGAAGAAGAAATAAATCAGGACTTCTTGATAGGGTTAATAATCAACACAAATCTTTCTGACTTGGGTTTATTGAACGATGACTTTAACTATTGAGAGGTTCATAATGTTGAACCATTATGATCAGTTAAGCGTGGTCCATTTGGACACGCCACTTTATCAGCATGTTTCGACATTTTGAACATGAGTTCAGACTTGACTCAACTCCTTCTTAAGTTCAATAAGAAGTTGTGTCCTATCTTTGACTCATGGTGGAAATTGGAGTGATTACCAATGAACACCTTTTCAATAGTTAAGGATAACCACAAGAAACCTGTTAGAAGACTATCTGCGATAGCTGATCTTGAGGGTAAAACCCGTCCGATAGCTATTGGAGATTATGTCTCTCAATGTACTTTGAAACCAATCCATGATAGGTTAATGAAATATCTCCATCAAATTAATGGTGATGTGACATTTTCCCAAAATGGAATTTCTAAGTATATTTATAACCATAATAAAATCTCTAAAGAAGGTTTTAGACCTTCTTCAGTTGATCTTGTTAAGGCTACTGACAGATTTCCTGTAATTATTACCAGTAAAATCTTAGGAAAGATTTGAAACTCATTTGAAGTTTCAGATCTTTGAAAAGAAATAATGGTATCCGTTCCTCTTTCTGTATCTAAGAACCTCACGGGAAAGTCTAACCATGTAGTTAAATACTCCGTAGGTCAGCCACTTGGATTATATTCCTCGTGACCTGCTCTAGCAGTATCTAATAACTATTTAATTAGACTTTCCGCTTTCATGTGTGGTCATAAGAACTTCAGTGAATACTTCGTTTTAGGTGACGATGTCGTCATCTTCAATGAAGAAGTCGCTAAAGTTTATATGACATTTATGAATTTATTAGGTGTAGATTATGCACCTAATGATTCCATAAAACCACATGAAAGTAATTCTCTCGAAATAGCCAAAAGGTTATTTCGAAATGGACTTGAGATCTCACCATTACCATTTCGACTTTTAAAGAAAGATTTAAATCTTTTCTTTTTAGCCGCTTTGGATAAAGGGTATTTAGATCAGACTTTTCTAACAAATCCCGGGTCTTACAAGAAGTCCCTGATCCCTGCTATGCTTCTTTATGTTAGTCAACTTGATGAGACACCCTGAATTTTATTCACGTATGTTTCACAAGATGATCAACAAGAAGTTCCTCAGTCCAGACAGGCACAGCCTATCTCATCCAAGTATTGACAAATTATTGAAAATAAGTCAACAACTGGAGAGTATGCTGCTGACCGGTATACTGAAGAATCAATTGGCGGTTATATGTATAATCGTATAATCGACAATTGGTCTAGCGAGGAATCATATCGGATGTTTAATAAGAAGACAAGAACTTTCTCAAAAGGAAAGTTTTATCGTCTTATTAGGAGTCTTGGATTTCGAGAAAGATCCTTGTTAGGAAGATCTGATATCCGTGTCTTCGTTAAGAGATGATTAAGCTATGAATTTATTGATAAGGCTGCTAAGCCTATCTTTAAGTACACAACTTATGATTCTGTCAAAGACGCCAGCATGGATATGTTATATGATTCTCCTAGTCAGATATCACTTGATGTTCGGAATTGAGTTTCCGTTGATCAAGCAGATCTCTGGTTAGATAAACTTCAAAATAACAATAAACACCTTCTTAATGGTATTGAGAAGTCAATCCATTCTTTAAATCTTTCTGATTTAGAGTCTGATCATCTCTTTGATTTTCTCAAAGAAAAGCTCAAGACTATAAATCCTGATAAGAAAAGAAGAAAAGAGAAACGTTTCAACATAAGAGGTTTGTGTTAGGGTTCTAAACAGACTGCCAAAGTCTTAGGACCCTTCCAGTTGGCTCATCCGACGAGCGGGAACTGTCGGAAGGACGGACTTCTCTAATCAAGAACTCCCCTCACTTATCTTTGATAAGCTTTGGCAAACTTATCGAGGATAAGAACAGATTGATCTAGTAGAAGATCTTTCTGCCTGAGGAG